GCTGTTACTTTGACGTTTCTGCTTTTATCAGAAGAATGAATACGCTTTACAACTGCTGTGAACTTTTCCATTTGTATATAATAGTATATGCTATAGATAAAATCAACAGAAAAGGTAAATACAGTTAAATGTATCTATGAGAATCAATATTATAGGTTGTGGGTTATCAGGAATAACTGCTGCTGTTTTACTAAAAAAACGTGGCCATCATGTAGAGGTGTTTGAAAATAAAAATCATATTGGAGGTAATTGCTATGATAGTAATGTTTGTGGTACCATGGTGCATAATTATGGCCCACACATCTTTCATACTAATGATGAAGAGGTATATAGATTTTTATCAGAATATACAGAATTTTTACCATTTGAGTATAAACCTTATGCCGATTCTCGCTTGGGTATGGTGTCTTTGCCATATAGTCAGAAGACGGTCTCACAGCTTGGTCGAGAACTTTCACAAGAAGAAATTATTGAATATTTTTTTAGAGAATATTCAGAAAAGCAATGGGGTGTACCATTTAAAGATATTCCTTCCTCAATTATTAACAGAGTTCCGCGGCTCCCTCAACATAAAGACCCAACTTGGTATGGTAATCAGAAATATCAATGTATTCCAAAATATGGCTATACAGAGATGATGAAAAATATGCTTAACGGTATAACTGTGCACACAGGTATTGAGGTAAATGAGTGGAGGAAATATAATGCAGATCTTGTAATCTACACCGGTAAGGTTGATGAGTATTTTAATTATTGTGCAGGACGACTACCATACAGATCGTTGCGTTTTGAGCATACTGTAACAGGTGATCGTCAATTTAATGTCGTTGTCAACCAAACAAATTCATATAATAAATTTACTCGAATTTATGACCACAGCTTTTTTACATATAAACACAAAGGCTTAACAGTCATAACAAAAGAGTTTCCTTTGCAGCACGATGAGACTAACCTGCCCTTTTATCCAATACCCTTTGGAAGCGGCATATCTCTTTATAATAATGTCTACAATCCAATGGCCAAAAGTGAAAATAATGTATTGTTTCTAGGAAGACTTGCTACCTACAAGTATTTAGATATGTGGATGGCAGTAAAGCAGGCAATGATTGGGACAAAAAATATAGCATAATAAAATATATTTGATTTTTTATCTATCCTCATTTATACTGAAGTAGTGAGAAATGTCTTAATTATTAATGGAGCTATTGGTGGGCGTGCTGGCAACACCTCTATGCTCTTGAAGAAAATTAAACGCATGCTGCTTAAGCAGTCTAGCGAAGACAATAGTATTAAGGTCAGAGTCATACATCTAAGCCCCTCTTTCAGCTGGAATAGTGTAAAGCTGAGTATCAAGAAAGCAGATTGTTTAATATTCTCCACCGGTACATATTGGGACAGTTGGGGGTCACCAATGCAGCAGCTTTTTGAAAAAATGACTGTTCTTGAAGGTTCTAAGTATCTTGTAGGTAAACCGGCATGTGCCATTGTAACTATGCATTCAGTTGGAGGCAAAGAAGTTTGTTCCCGTATTCTGGGCAACCTTGTTAGTCTTGGCTGCATGGTTCCCCCTTTTGCTGGGTTTGCATATTCTTATGCAGATCATATTGCACACAAATCTAGAACTTCTGGCAAGAAGTTACTTGACGACGTATGGCATATTGAAGATTTAGAGACTTTATTGAATAATTTAATTAAAGCTTCAACTACAGAGAAGCCAGATTACCAGGTTTGGAATTTTCTTGATACCTCTGCTTTTGATCCAACTACAGTGTGGCTAAGATAAATATTTACATACTGGTTTGAATGAATATAATTTTCTCAAAACCTGCACATGCTTGGCTCAAGAGATATGGTGTTTGCTATAAATCTCTTAAAGAAGTTTTAATTTATCTCTGTTATAAGGAAGGTTATCCTTCTAATAAGACTCTGCATATACACATTCGCTCCAATGGAGTGAACAGTGAGTTTGATGTTTGTAGAAATGAAATTAACGTTGGTGTTGATGTTAAAACATCCAACAAGTCTTCCAAGACTCGTAGAATGATAAGAAACCTATTACACGAATTGCGACACTTTATACAGTATAAAATTAAGCATATGGAATTTAAATTTTCATATTCTTATAAGGATATGATGAACTTAAGCGATCGCTATTGGTATGCCCCAGAAGAGATTGATGCACGTAGATATGAAATACGTAAATTAAAATTTGTAATGCGACGATTGAAGCGAATTAAGCCGGCGGCGTAGTAGCAGCGCCCGGCGCCCCACCAGCAGGTGCTCCAGCGGGAGCAGCTCCAAAGCCACCAGGTGCAGGCGCCTCACCTTCAGGGGCAGGTTCTGCGGCACTAGGCGCAGGTCCAAATGCAGGTGGTGTCGAACCTGATACACCAGCTCCTCCGCCCATTTCTGCACCCATTTCACCGCCTGCAGGAGCTGCAGCTGCCAATGCATTTTCTTTCCAATTTGGTCCACCAGATTTAATTTGTTCTAACTCCCAACCAAATGCCATGTCTTTTCTCATGAACTCTCTGTTTGCCAAAACCTCAATATCAGTCCAGTCCATATATTTCTTAAGAGCATATGTTTTGCTAATAGTATCAGAAGATTGTACAATATCAGAAAATGTTTTGGTCTTGATCTCCTGTTTCTGTGCTTCTCTCATCTCAAAGAAGTTTACAGGTACGTTAAACTCTATATCAATATGATTTTCTTTAAGGTCGTATTTGTCCCAAAGATTTTTTAACTTGAGATGAGTAATGAATCCATTTTTTAATCCTTCAGAAAATTGTTGCTGCATGCGAACGATGAATTTTGCGAATTTTAACTCCTCTCGCAAGATATTCATGTCATCCTTGTATCCGGTGTCTGCGTTTAACCGAGAAACAGGTACTTTGAGACTCTTATAGAGTTTCTTTAAGAAATATAACATCTCTTCTAGGCCCCAAGCAGAATTTGCACCTTCAAGCTGTCTTACATCTGTACCTTCAGAACCCTGACGCTTTGCAAACCAAAAATTATCAAGAATGCTTTGTGGGTTATACTTCTTAACAGCACTACCAGGTTGCTGAGAATCATAGGTTTTTGAAGACCAATACTGGTTCATTAATTTCTTTAGATAAGCCTCCGCTTTCGGTGCAGGCATGTTACCCACATCAACATTAAACACCAGACGTTGTGGTGCTCTTGCAAGTCTGTATATAACCACTGCATCTTCTAGTAAGCTAATCTGACGATATGCTCTTCGTGCATTCTCCAGGAAAGGCAATCGAATGGTTTTATTCTCATTCCAAATGCCTGAATTGACATAAGTTACTTGATTTTTGTCAAGAGGTACAAGCTTATACTCTAAAATTTTAGTTGGGTTGGTTTTATCAAACACAGGCTTACGCAAGAGGAAGCCTTTGATCATCATATTCTGTACATTGCCAAAGATAGGATCAACAAATTCGTTAGGAATAGTTACAATGCCGAGAATACCTTCCTCTTCATAACTCTTGTGAATAATGTGTTCAAAATAGATTTCACCATCAACAAGCAAAGTACGGAAATATTCCCAACCTCTATGAGGGAGATCAAAGTAGTTTATGTATTTCTGGAATTCTTTTTGTAGGGTGTCTTTGTCCTTATCATCGATATCGAGCTCTGGAAACTCAAGCTTAACCACTTTACCTTGTGCATCTCTATTGATGGCTTCATCACATATTTCATCTAATGCATCTGCTATCTCAGAAAATGATGCCATGGTACGGTAATCACGTAAACGTGAGATTTTGTCGTGTTGTATGTTTGCATACATGTACTGTGTGAAGTTATTATCCAGACCAATTATACCAGATGGATCCAAGCTATTATAATCTGTATTGCTGCTGATGCTCTGTCGTGCAAGAGCCTCTGTTCTCTTGCTCCCTGTATCCTGGAAAACCTTGTATTTCGGGTTTAGCTTACTGATTGTATCAATGGCTGTATAGCTTTGGTAAGGTAGGCGTGAATTAACATAATTCATTAACGAGCGGCCAAACGTTGATTCCCGGCCGCTATCTGCATTTCCATACTCAGGCATACGTTATTTATGAGTTTTAAAGAATAATTCAATTAAAAAAAACCAGTTGATTTTTATAAGAATTTCATTATAATATATTGTGGGTCTGAAAGACGTAACCTATAATAATGAAAGAAAAAAATTGCCGGAACGGTTACGCGCTTGACTCAACTTATAACTGTTTTCCTTTCTCTTTAGACAACGTCTTTTATATAACTCTCGATAACATCTTTTCACTCGATACCCATAGTACGTGCATGCGCGCGAAAATTGAATATGACGCTAATTGATACTGGTACTTTTTTTATAGAGCTTACCCTCCCGTCTTTCCTCTTTTGTAAGAAGACAGATCATGAAGGTGATGTAAAATATGGTATGCATATCAATAATATTAATATTGGTTGTTGGTACATGCATTATGATTTTGGAAGTGAAATAAACATTTCATGCATTTTAGGGTTGAGATTTTGGTGGTCTAACTTATAATAGGTTTTATGATTTTAACTGATATTAAATGTTATGACGGTGTTTTATTACATCATAGATTTGCATACAAGTATTTCCGTAAGCAATGTTTACCAATTGGTAATATTATTGCTTTCCGTGCCCCTGCCAAGGTAGAAACAGAAGGTTTAATTGATCAAGAAGATGCATTGAGTAAAGACTTTATCTACAGCGAAGACATGGTTCATTTTCTATATGAGATTCCTTTGATCACAGAAAGCTTTGGTGCAATTGCCTACCAAAGACTATTCAATACAAATGTAGCCAATATTTTGTTCAAATATCTCAAGGCACCCATCACTGTTGACGGCGATGATTTGATGGTTACAAAGGAATTCACACAAGGTGGTGTAACACAGCAGTCTGGCAAATGTAGCGTGAGTATTGTACATGTTAAAGATGCAGCTGCTCTGGGTCATACCGGTATTAATGTTAGAGCTGGTAAACAAGCCCCGGCCTTTGCGTTTAGTACTGAGCTAAGTGATGCTGATGTGACAAGTTTCATGCAAGATGTTATTAATTCTTTCTATCAGATAAATGATGACATCTTCATTGCATCCACAAAAATTATATCTCATTGAACATATTTGATATCATTGACAGTGTAGCTTTTTCCAAGAAAAAAGATATCTTCAATACACCAGAGGCAGAAAAGGAATATCAACCTTTTTTGGTCAACAGATGGTTATCCATGCTGGATCCTACTGCAGCAAGAATTGTTAATGACACTGTCAATAGAATGAGTCGTGTGTTCACAACGCCACAAGATCAATACAATCTTCTTGTCAATATATTACCAAAATATCCAAAGCAACGGATTAACTATATCAAGAAGCCGAAGAGCTCTTGATTTCCATATAGTTCACGTATAAGTGACTATATGAGCAAACAAAGTATTGATCAACTGCCAGTACAGAAGAGTTTAATTGATTTAAGCGCACATTCAAAAAATAATTTTAATAGTCTTTTCACTGGCTATGATATGGCGGCTTTATTGGATGATATTTTACTTGTGGAGTTTGTTGATGAGGGTGAATCAGGTGGCAACACAATTGTACGCAATGGTATTCTTGTACCAGTAAATGCAGAAACTAATGCTTGGCGTATTGGAAAAGTTATACTCAGCGGGGGTGGGTGTCGACTGGTCAAGAGAGGTGACTTTGTATGTTTTCCCAACAACATGGGTGTACCTATTGCCAATATTGAGGTGGTTGATCATGGACCTGTTAGACACGGTATTTTCTTAAACGAACAACGCATCTTCGGCGTTGTACAACCCAGAAAACAAGATGCTAGTCTCATTAATGAGTCTAAAAAGCGTTCTGCAAAACAACGTTTGTGAGATTAAATTTGCCCGGCGCCGTCCCCGCCCGGGCAAACCTAACACTCGTAGAATGTTGTGTACAAATGCACAATCATTGTTGAATAGCCCTGATGGTAGAGTAGCTTTAAACTTTAAACCGGCAATGAAATCTACTCGTTATAGTCCCGACCAAAAGAATCTAGTCATCGTATGGGATGTTTTCATGCAAGATTACCGAGCGGTAAATTGTGACAATTGTGACTTGATTACATCCATACCTGCCGGTGAAGCTTTTTGGAAATATTTTAGAAACAATCTAGCCCGTCTATCTGCTGCACAAAAGATAGCTTACATGGACTCATAATGAAAGCAGAACAACTAGAGAGAGCTATCAACAGTTTATTGCAGCAGCGAGTCAACTTTACTATCAATAACAAAATAATAAAGAGTGGTAAATTAATTCTTTTTTGTATTAAGGATTTCTATCTTGTATTCACAATTGGCGTAAACCATAGTAAGAAGATGTTTGAAATACCTTACCCATATTTCTTTGATCAATACACAAAAAAAATTATTCTCAATTATGCCACTTCCATCTTTCATCATGGATCAGAAGAAATAAAATTTAATGCCAAACAGCTCATGCCCAAGAAACCTGGTAAATTCTTCAATACACAACTTGAAATAAATGTCATTGAAGATTCCATCTGAAAGTATAAATAAGAAACATTATGGTTAATTGCGAGGTAAAGTTAGAGAAAGGTAAAAGCTCAAATAAGCTTTATTTTGATAAAAAACTTCGTCAATTTACTAATGCTGTTAAACGTTGCGGTGTTTTAGAAGACTTAAAAATTCGCAGGACCTTTATGAAGCCGTCTCTACGCCGCAAGCTGGCTCCAAAGATATCTGCCTTGAAGTGGAAGTTCTATAAGTAATATATCGCACCTAGTATTCTACTAAATATAGAATATGAAGATGCAGAGTCACTATTTTGAAATTAAGGATTTATTAATCCAATTTCTTGCTGCATTTGATGATGTTGTAATTAAACGATACGATAAAAATAGAGTACCTGGTGCTACTCAACAAGTAAGATACATCTATGCACCTAAGGAGCGTGTACTTTTCGATTTAGTCAACCCTGCACAAAATATAACTTTGCCTGTTGTTAGCATAACAATAAGCAGCATATCAAGAGACAATAATCGAGTTTTCAATAAGAATGCAGGATTTTATGCTGCAGGCACACCTTTTGAAGATAATCCAGGACCTGCTACGTTCTACTACAAAGCACCAGTACCAGTAAACATTGATGTGAAGATGAGTATTCTGGCTCGCTATCAATCTGATATGGATCAAATTCTTACCAATTTTGTTCCCTTCAATAACCCTTATATAATTCTTAGTTGGACTGTACCAAAAGAATTTAATTTACCTTATACACAAGAAATAAGATCTGAGGTCTTATGGAATGGTACCATCAACATGTCTTATCCTACAGATATCAATGGAAATCAAAAAGCACAAATTATTGCTGATACAGGATTTACAATCAAAGGCTTCTTATTTCCAGATCCTCAAGAGACAGTTAAAAACATTTATAAAATTGATACACAATTCACTGCTGTAAGTACAGGGATGTCACTAGACTATGGTGCATATGCGTTTCTTAAATCTCAAGAAATTACCACACAGTCACCGCTATCTGCTTTTGCTAATTCTGAAACTGTAACAATCTCTGGTCGTCCTGTTATTTCTGATATTAAGCTCTATACACCTTTAGGACCTTTGCCATGAAAAGCTACCCATCTTTCACGGTCGCTGCTGGAACTTCAGGAAAACAAATAACTGTGAATGGAAATATGTTTAATTACAAAACTGATGTGGGTCTTTATTTGAGTTCTAATAAGTTTGATGGCACACAAAAATATTATGATTTTTATAGTTCTGGAAGAAGTGTCAGTGCTGGTAACCCACCCTTTTCTGCTTATCCTATGCCAAACTATAAAGATCTTTCCAATAATACTCTCACATTTACTCTCCCAACCTTCTATATCCCACAAAAACTAGATATAATATTTGCAAATGATGCAGGATATGCAGTAGCTTCATCAAGCAAGCAATTCTCTTATATTGAGGTAATCTAATCAAAAAAAGGATAAATATTATATAATATGGCAATAGAAATCACAACAGCAGATAGCACTACAATAACTGGCATAAGAAATGCATTAAATTCTGCACCATTGAGTGGTGCAACAGGATGGGATAGTGTGTATACTACCACTGGTAGTAATAGTGCCAAATGGTCACAAGCATACACCAATTTGGTCTCCAACAGTGCTGCTTATTTGTCAGGTGCAGACATCAGCTTGTTGGCAGCTGCCTCTGCTTCATGGAACAGTGTGTATGCAACCACCACTGCAAATAGCGCTAGCTGGGGTGCCGTTACTGGTGATGTGTTCGGCCCAATCGGTTCTACTGCCAATGCAATAGCAAGATATAATCTGTCCACTGGAAAATTGTTACAAAACAGTTTAGTTACTGTGAGTGATGTTGGAGCCATTATTGCCCCTGCAGCGGGTAGTGTAATACCATTTTACTATGACGATCAAGCAAGCTTTCCCAATGCCACTGTTTACCATGGTGCTATAGTACACAGTCATGCTGATGGCAGAATGTACTTTGCACATAATAACATATGGAATGGTCTGTCAAATGTTACAGACCCAGTTAACAGTAATAATGTGCTAGTATCTTCTAGCAATGTTATCTTGAGCGCATGCACAATCACAACATATCTATCTGTTGGAGGCATAATATATTCATCTCAAATAAACACAGTTGGCACAGGTACACCCTCCTTGTCTTCTGGTAGTGATATTAGGTTGGATGCAGTAACCCGTGTTACTGTTTCAAATACACCTTTTCGCATAGCAAATTTTACTACAGCTTCAAGAGACGCCATTACCCCTTTATATGGTGACATGATATATAACACCACAACAAATAAATTTCAAGGATATGCTTCTACAGGATGGGTTGATCTAAGCTAACACTAATGAAAGAGTACATTGTAACACTCAAAGCAGGTGTTGATTACGATGCTTTTTATGATGCCATGGTGCAATCTTCAAATGAAGAGCTTGTACCCAGCAGACAAGTAGAGATTGCCAATGAGAGACCGTTGTCACAGAGAAATACACACTACTTCTTATCTGATGATGAAGCTAGCTTATTGCAAAAAGATCCAAGGGTTTTAGCTGTAGAAATTCCCCCAGATCAACGCGATGACATAAAAATATCTCCTTTTGTTTTGCAATCATCAAATTTTAATAAAACCACAAGTGACAGTGGTCCTTTTGTTAACTGGGGGTTGCTGAGATGTGCATTTAATAACAACACAATTTATGGCAGCACAGGGTTCCCTGCAGTCTGTGCATATCCGTACCATCTGGATGGCACAGGTGTGGATGTTGTTGTGCATGATTCTGGGCTGCAGGTGGATCATCCAGAATTTACTAATAATGATAATGTAACAAGAGTGCAGCAAATTAATTGGTACACAGCTTCAGGCATTGCAGGCACACAGAGTGTAAATTTTTACAGAGATTATGATGGACACGGTACACACGTGGGTGGTATAATGTGTGGCAAAACTTATGGATGGGCCAAAAATGCCAGAGTATATGCTCTTAAAGTTAATGGTTTAGAAGGATTTGGTGATTTTGGTACAGGCATACCTATAACCTACTGCTTTGATGTGGTCAAGGGATGGCATTTGAACAAACCCATTGATCCATCAACTGGCAAAAAGCGACCCACAGTTGTTAACATGAGCTGGGGATACAGTACATCATACTCGTATCTAACAGGAGGCAACTACCGCGGCACAAATTGGGTTGCATCATCCCCTAATACTTCTTATGGCATGGTAAATTACATAGGCAGAGTACCTGTGCGCGTAGCTTCTGTGGATACGGATTTAGACGAATTAATTGAAGCAGGTGTAACTGTGTGTGTTGCTGCAGGCAATGCTTATTTTAAGATGGATGTACCTGATGGTGCGGATTATGATAATTATTTTAATCGCAGTGGTGGCATATATGGGGAGCAAGTGTTCTACCACCGCGGTTCTAGTCCGTACAGTCTTAGCGCAATAATGGTTGGAAGTGTAGATTCAACTGCAACACCTACAGAATTTAAAGCCACTTATAGCAATGGTGGCCCTGGTGTTGATGTGTATGCACCTGGCACAGATATCATGAGCAGTTGCAGCAACACAACTAGCAAGGGCGGTGTAGCTTATTTCTTAAATTCAAGCTACAAACAAGTTAATATATCTGGCACTAGCATGGCTAGTCCTCAGGTTGCTGGCATGTGTGCACTGTTTTATCAGTTGAACCCAGATGCACTACCACATCAAGTGAAAATGTTCACCATTAAGACATCTATAAGTGGTGCATTGTATGATACTGCTGGGTCATCAACTAATTATACTGGTACCAACACTTTGATTGGCGGTCATAACAGGTACTTGCGTAACCCATATGCAAGCAATGTCGGTCTCATTTTTAAATCAGATTTAGTTCTTAAAACATAGTTGAAAATAAAACGTACATAGTAAATACCTACATGTCTGAAACAATCAATACACTCACACCAAGAGAGCAGGAATTGCTGGAACTCAAGAAGAAGGTGGAAGATCTTCTTACAGAATACAAGGCCGCACTCGTCCCAGTTACTTTGATTAGTGGGACCCGTGTTGCGAGCCGTGTGGATGTTGTTCCTCTCGAATCGGTTGAAAAAGAACAAGCTTCCGCCTAATAGTAACTTAATTTAATTTAGCACACCTGTTTTCAGGTTGTTAAAACTAAATAATACTATGTACAGGTCTTTTGCGGATTTCTCAAGAACTACACCGGTACCTTCAGATTTTTTGGTCGGTTATAGACCTAATCAAGGTGAATTTCAGGTAGATTTTTATACAATTTCAAACCTTATAAGTGGTGGGTTGTGGCAAACACCTAACGTACTATATGTTACTACTAGTGGAGCAGATACTAATGTAGGAACTGCAGAAAATTATCCGTTTCGAACCATTAAAAGAGCATGTCAGTTTGCTGCTTCCAGGCCCACCCAACAATTCACCATTTTTGTCAAAACAGGGGACTATTATGAAAAAAACCCTGTGTATGTGCCACCAAAAACTTCCATCATTGGTGACAATTTGAGACGCACAAATGTGTTCCCACAACTCTCATCCAATGATTTATTTTGGGTTACAAATGCAGATTACATATGGGGATTCACTTTCAGAGGTCATAAGCGGCCGGCTGCAGCTGTAGCTTTTCCTAAGATCGATGCAGCTGATGCACAGTACCAGGTGGCTTTCAATACACCCAGTTACATTGTAGCACCACCCACTGGCAATAAGAATGTGCCAGGTCACCCACTGTACATTATTACCAGCCCATATGTGCAAGGGTGCAGCTCTATCACACAATCAACTGCTCCAGGATTAGATGATGCTGGTACTGGAATGAGAGTGGATGGTGATAGAGTTGGTGGATTCATACGTAGTATGGTTCTCGATTCTTATACGCAGTTTAATGAGGGCGGTGATGGTATTATTGTACAAAGCAATGGTTATGCACAGCTTGTTAGTATCTTTACTATTGGTGGTACAACTGCAGTCATGGTTAGTGCAGGTGGACAATGTGATATTAATACTTCAAATGCTTCATTCGGTCTTTCTGGTCTTGTTGCGCACGGTAAATCTAATACACCTGTATTAACTGGTACACTGGTCACAGATGTATCTGCAGGCTCACAAAGCTTTACTGTTCAAAAAGTTGATCCAACAATAATTGCATTAACACCTGCGCAATTAATGGTATTTGAATGCGAGGCCGACAGATCAACACCTCGCACGCTATTTCAAATTACTACTGCCGGTTTAGTTGGACCTGTAACTTATCAAATAACTACTGTTGATCCCGCGGTTACATATATTTCTGGAGGAAAGGTTAATTTTTATTTAAGAAGTACAATTTTAGCTAGCGCAT